GGTGGGCAGCAAGTTCCAACTGGTAGCCTGGCAGCCCACCACCGCCGACTACGAGGGCATTATCGGCGTCTGGAACAAGGTGACCCACTCCAGCATCGCTGACGTACCGGAGCACCTGTTGGTCTATTGGTTGGCCGGGGCTGAGGCGGGGTGCGCCGTCAATAAGTCCCTCACCAACTTCAAGTATGATGGGGAACTGACCATTGACACCAACTACACCCAGGCAGAGCTGGAGGCAGCTCTAAAGGCAGGAAAGCTGCTGATTCACAACGTGAACGGCGACCCCCGGATTTTGGATGACATTAACACCCTGGTTACCCTGTCCGATACTAAGGGGGAAATCTTCCAGTCCAACCAGACCATGCGCGTGTGTGACCAGATTGCCAACGATACGGCGGTCCTGTTCGCGACCAAGTACCTGGGTACTGTTCCCAATGACGCTTCCGGGCGGTCCTCTCTTTGGGGCGACATCACCAAGCTCATTCAGGACCTGAACACCATTCGGGCCGTGCAGGACTTTGACCCGGAGATCGTGACCTGCGAACAGGGCGACGCGAAAAACGCTGTCCTCTGCACCGTTGACGGACTTAACATCGTCAACGCCATGGCAAAGCTCTATATGAGCGTTATCATCCAGTAAGGGAGGCGCGCTAAATGAACCAGAGTATGAATACCCAGGACGCTGTCAGCGCCAACTATGCGGAGTGCTTTGTCACCATTGACGGCACGCGCTACTCCATGCTGATGGCGAAGGAGTTCGAGGGTAAGGCAACCATCAACACCAAAGAGGTCTACAAACTGGGGAACCCGGTGGTAGGCCACAAGGCACAGACGATGGCGCTGGCCTTTTCCATGACCATCTACAAGTGCACAGAGATCTTCGACACTGTGGTGGAGCGGTTCCTCAAAACCGGCGTAATGCCGACCTTCACTGTCCAAACCTCCAACGATGACCCCGCCACCTCGGTGGGGCGTAGCACCAAGATTTACAACGACTGTATCCTAGACGGCGACGTGCTGCTTTCTATGTTCAATTCCGAGGGCGATTTTGTCGAACAGTCCATTGAGGGCTACTGTGACAGCTTCACCCGGCCGGAGCAGCACACCAATCCGGCCTATATGTAAGAAGGGAGATTTGACCTATGAGCAATCTGTCTGCGTTTATGCAGCCCAATGTGGAGCAAGTAAAGAATCACAAATACGTTGCCTCCCACCGAATCAAGGGGGAGGACGGCAAGCCCGTGGAATGGGAGATCTGCTGTATCTCCGCCGACGAATACGCCCGTATCCGGGGTGCCTGTATTCGCCAGGTGCCCGTGGCGGGCAAAAAGGGACAGTACACCCAGCAACTCGACACCTATACCTTCCAGGCTCGTGTGGCCGCCCGTTGCACGGTATTCCCGGACCTCAACAACGCCGAGCTGCAGAACAGCTGGGGGGTTGCCAAGCCGGAGGAGCTGATTGGCAAGCTGCTGATCGGCGGTGAGTTTGACGACTATGTGACTGAGGTGTTCCAGCACAATGGTTTCAAAACCGAGGACGAGTTGGTTAACGACGCAAAAAACTGATAATGGACGGCGACCCGGAGGCCAACTTCGCACATTTCTGCTTACAGCGATTCGGGTGGCCGCCGTCCAAGTTTTTGAATCTGCCAAGTCGTGAGCGGGCCTTCGTGATAGCATCCATCAATGTCCGTTGCGAGGCGGAGAGAAAAAAGGAAGCCGAGCTGAAAAGCAAAATGAAGCGAGGCAAGCGCCGATAAACGCGGCGGCCTTGACACTGCGCCGTTTGATGGCTATGATGGGGCTATAAGCAAGAAGGATGGTGCACGGATATGGGGTTATTTAAGCCAAAGCTGAATCCAGAAATCAGGGCCAAGGCCGAGCAGCCGGGGGTCAGGGTGTTCGTATCCGTCCCCAGCGCATCCGGGCTTCCGGTCCCAGAGCGGACACTCGCGCAAGTGTACTACTTTGACGACCACGTCGAGATTGACGCTGGGGGCGTAGAGTACGACCTTAGTATGGACAAGATTCAGAGCGTAAGCATCCAGACAAACGTGGACCGGCAGACCCAGTTTGTCAGTAGCGCGGGCGGCGCACTTCTTGGAGCCGCAGTTGCGGGGCCTATCGGAGCAGTCGTGGGCGGCCGGATCAAGGAGAAACAGACACAGCAGACGGAATCCTATCTGATAATTCACTACATCGGAAAAGACGGGACTCCGGCGGTGCTTTCCTTTTTCGCTACGCACACGCCGAAGTGCCGAGAGCTGGCCGAGCTCTTTCAAAAGCGACCGCACCAGCACACTAAAATCGAGCTTTAAGCAGAGCCACTCTCCCATGGCGGGAGGGTGGCTCTTTCTATGCCCAAATGGGAGGTGAGTTCGTGGCAACGATCAGATCGCAAATGGTCCTAAATGACGGTATCAGCGGAGTGCTGAAAAGAATCACAAACGGACTGAGTACAACCCTCAATGCATTTGAGCAGGTCCAGCGGGCCTCTGGGCGAGCGGTAGACGTGACCCAAATCCAGGCGGCCAGAGCGGCGCTGGCGGAGGCGAACCGGGATGTCGACAACATGGCGGAAGCCTACCGTCGGGCGGCGCAGCAGGAAGAAGTTCTTAACAAGGGGCTTCGAAATGGGGCAAGTGCTGCGGACGGACTGTTGGGCAAGGTCAAAGGCATTGTGACGACGCTGGCTGCCGGAGCGGGAGCGAAAGCAGTCCTCGG